CATCACCGCCGAAGCCTCGAACGCCTGATAGCCAGGAGCGCCGCCCCGGCGCCAGTTGTCCGCGATATGCCGCGCGGCCTCGATGCGCCCGCCGAAACGAAAGCACTCGTGACGCACCAGACGGGTCTCGCTCTTCGTCGGATCGAAGCCCTCGCCCGCATTCGCGAACGCGACGGTCGGCCACGCGGTGCGGTGCAGGGTGTGGTAGCTGAGTTCGCCGGGCGTCTGCAGATCCTCGCTGTCGAAGACCTCCAGCTCAGGCGACTCGTTGATGTTCTCTTCGATCAACGCGGCAGCCACGTCGTTGGAGTTGGCTTTGGTGAGATCGAGGAAGTTGAGAGTGGACATAAAAAAAGAGGCGGAAGCTGTGCGGTTTCGAGAGGGTCAGGCTGTCAATTCGCCTTCACGACGTCGGGCATCTGCTCGGCGAGGAGCGAGCGGGCTTTAGCCAGGCCGGTGAGCTTGCCGCCATCCGATTTGACCTCAGACTTGATCGCGGTGGTATCGCGCTTGATCGGGTCGCCGCCGGCTGCGGCGATGCGAGTGGTGACTTCGGTGTTGATCGCCGTCTCGCGCGATTCACGCTCGGCGGCGAGGGCGTTGACGGCGGTATCGCGTTCCCCGGTCATGGTGGCGAGCGAGGTCCGCGCTTCGTCGCGCTCGGCGGTGAGAGTGAGGACGGCCGCGGCGGACGCTTCCTGCGCTGCGCTGGCGATGCCGAGGAGGCGATAGTTTTCCTGCGCCTGGCCCTGGGCAGCGGCGAGTTGCTCCTGCAGCGCGGTGATTTGTTCCGTTAGGATCATGGTCGCGCGGGCGTGTCAAAGCCCGCACGGCTTCAAATTTTGAACATGTTTACAATTTGGCCGCTCAGCCCACGAGGAGCTTGCCCACGAACTCGTCGAGCGAGTCGGGTGAGATGCTATCCACAAGACCACTCTTCTTTCCCTGCGCCGCGGTGAAACACTGCCCCTGCATATCGGCCTCGCTGATGTCCATCTTCCGACCGTCCCGCACGGCGGTCTTGAACTGTGCCCAGAGGGCATCGACGTGCTCCTGCAGCATGGCGCGTTCGTCGTCCTCGAGCGGCTTCATGCTCGACCCCATCGCCTTGAATTTTCCGGCTTTGATCAAGTTCACCTTCAGCCCGTTTTTTTCCAGCCAGCCCGTTTGATCGAGCAACGCGGAATAGACGCCGATCGACCCGACGGTCGCGCTCGGCGCGGCCACAGTCTTGTCGCACTGGGCGGCGAGCCACTGCGCGGCTGAAGCGCAGAGTAACTCGACGCGGGCGGTCGTTTGTTTGCCAGCGCCGCCATTGCTTTTGAAATCTCCGAGCCACTTGATGCGCGCCGCCGTCTCCGGGACACCGGCTGCCGATCCCCCTGGTGAATGGAAATCGAAAACGACGTGGTCGATCGAACGGGTATTGCCGACCTGCATGATCGCCGCATCGAGATCGGCGAGGTCGGTGCCGCCATAGCAATCGAGTTCGTAGTCGCTCATCCGTTTGTCGATCGCGCCTTCGACACTGATTACGGCGACGCTGCCGTAGGTTTTCATCACGCCGTTGATGCGGCGCTGCGCGCGCTCCGAGGCGGTCTCGACGCGTGGAGGTTTGGCGTCGTCTTCGCCGACGAGGTCGGGATTGTCGTCGTGCATCCGGGCGCCGCGGCGGAAGGCATGAGGATCGCGAAACTCCGCATCGAAGGGGAGGCCCATGCGTTGCAGCAAGGCGCGCTCGAAAGTCTGGTAGGTGCTCGGCAACACAAGGAGCGGCGAGAAGAAGAGTTTCTGAACGTGGTGCGTGTAGAGTTTCATGCTTCGGGATTGGGCGGCTGGTTGACTTTGACGTTGGTCACGGCGCCGGGCGTGGGTTCGATGATGCGCTCGATGGGGACGCCGGCGGCGTCGCACCGCTCTTGCAGCCATTTCATGAAGTCGATCTGCTTTTGCGCTTCCACGCGGGCGTTGCCGCCGCGCGCTTCCCAAAAGCGTTCGTGCGAGCCGAGCATGTTTTTGACGAGCGCAATGTCGGCGTCGGCCGAGCGTCCGTAATCGACGGTGATCTTCGCCGGGCCGTGCCAGTCGCTCGCCCACCAATACGGATCGCGGCAGGCCCGGAGCCGGCCAGCGGCCATTTCGTTGGCGAGGAACCAGGTGTAGATCGGCTGCGATTGACGCCACACCACTCGATCCTGATTTTGCTCGAAGGTATTCTGGGCGTCCTCGAGATCGGCGCGGGAAGCGGTGCCGCCGAGGCCGATGAAGCTGAAGGCCACCGAAAACGGGAGATCCGCGCCGAGCGCGAAGAGTGCGCAATAGAATCGGATGCCTTCGATCGACGCGCCGCCGGGCCGCGAACTGGTGTGGAGATTGAGTTGTTCGTCCTGGTCCAGTTCGACAATGGCCGCACCACGACTAAACTTCTCTTCGAGATGGCTGGTCTTCCCGTCGGCATCGAGGGCGCGAACGATCTGATCGGCGACACCCTTGCCTTTGTTCTGCGGCTTCACGGTCTTCGAGACGGCGAGCAGCTCATGCAGCTTGTGCGACGCCTTCATCAGCGAGAGCGTGTCCAGCGCGTCGATGCCATCATCGAGGACGCTGTAGAGCGGCGGCAGACCGCGGAGCTGTTTCGCCCGGCGCCGGCGGAAGATGTGGATCATGTCCGCCGCCGGCACCTCGCGCCAGGCGGCGAGGGTGTAGCTGGAGATCGAGGAAGGCAGCTCGCGGACGGCGTAGCTGACCGCGCGCAGATACGCATCGGTACGGATGCCGTCCTCGAACTGGCGCGGATCGAGACCTCCGGGCAGCGAACCCCAGGGCGAAGAGATCTCGAACGGATCGAGCGGCTGCACCATCGGCCGGCCGTCCACGCGGACGCGCTGCTCGAAGAATTCGCCGTCGCCGGCGCCGAGCTCTTCGGCGACCAGGCGCTGGTCTTCCCAGAGATCGCGCGAACCGTCGATCGAGTAACTGCGCGGGTTCGACGCCCAACGCTCAAAGCTTTCCTTCGCGAGGACATTCCACTCCGGGTCGCGCGTGACCGGCTGCACGAAGATGCCCTTGCCCGCGACACAGCGGCCGAACTTCGACCGGAGCCGCGTGCTGAAAGCGAAGTTCGCTTCGAGCCCGCGATTCTTCTCCTGCAATTTGCGCCGGGTCTGCGGGCGAAACTCCAGCCGCGAATTGGTCGGGAATACCAGTGCCGAACGGACCACGGAATCGAGCGATCCGTTGTAGCCGCTGAGCACGTCGGCTGTTTCGGTCTCGGCCATGTCAGTGAACGATCTGGTCGAAGCGGCCGTAAATAAGCGTCGGCGTTTTGGCCTCGGGATCGAGTAGGTCGAGACGATCGAGGACGGCGGTGATGACCACGGACTTTTCCGCGGCGGTGACTTCCGGCGCCCAGGAGAAGCTTTTGCCGTTGAGCGAGCCACCGATCAGCGTGCGCCCTGCCTTGCCGGTGAGCTGGCCCGTGACCAGGCGATCGTGCTCATCGAGCAGCGTGGTCTGGCGCTCGACCTTCTGCCCGTCGCTCAGATCCGGGCGGCGGGCCCAGTGGACAATCGAGTCGATGTAGCCGGCTGGAATCATTTGCCAGCGCGGCTCTGTCAAAGCGGCAGCGAGGCCCGCGTCAGACCGCTGCGACCAGCGAGGCGGCGGCGCACGGGACAAGCGGCGGCTGGGGTCTGTGGGCGAGCCGGCGCTGCTTCTTGGTCAGCTTCACCGGGCGATGCAATTGTCCATCTGCTCCGCGCACCACGTTGACGAGCGCGCCAGAGGGAAGCTGCATCTTGAGGTCGTCGCCGGTGAACTGGAGCAAGGCACCGGATTTGCGATCGCGATGAACGAGACATTTGGTGAGCTTCGGCATACGCGCAGGAACTGCTGTTAAAACGCGCACGGGCCGGTGACTCGCAGGGAGGCCGACCCGTGGCGGTCGCTTGACGCCGCGGGCGGTATGTCAATTTCGGCTCAGCCGCTCCAACGCCTTGGCGCGCTGCGCGTCGGCATGGGTGAGCATGCGCTGCAGGATGGGCGGTTCGAGGACGAGCCCGAGGGCGACGGCTTCTTTCAAGGTGTCGCCGAGATGCGGCTCGACGTCGCCGACGACCCACACGTCTTCGTTGCGACCGTCGGGCATCTTGCGTGTGGTGAGGTGCTCGCTGGTGATCTGCGTGACCAGGTGATCGTCGAGGTCTTGCGGCAGGTGCAGCGGCGGCGGCCGGCGCTCTTTGATCATGTAACGGTAGAGCTGTTCCTTCAGGATGAAGTCGTTGCCTTTGATCACCGGCACATCGCACTGGCCTTTCCCCGGATAGTTGAAGGTCGTCGTTTCCTCGGTGATCGGTTTCTCGCGGGAGAGCAGTCCGAAGCCTCCCCCTCGCCAGCCCTGCCACCGCCCGCCTTCGTCGTGCAGGAACTCATAGACGCCGCCCTGGCGCTTCGCTTTGTAGCCGGTGTCGATGATGCCGAGGAACGTGGTGAACTCCTCGAAGCGCAACTCGGGCGGCAGCGGCACCGTGCTCCCATCGTCGCGGGTGACGGTCTCGCCGTGATCGTACTTCCAGACGCGATTCGCGAGGCGGCGGATTTCCTCGAACGAACCGAGATTGCCCCAGGCGAGGAGATACATCGCGCCGTCGGGCATGCGCGCGACCATCGTCCACCAAAACTCCGTCTGCTGCACATCGACGTGCATGGTGACGCAGACCGGCCGCGCGGGCAGCACGAGCTCGACGTCGGGATCGTCGGGGAATTGCCGATGATAAACGGGCGAGGCTTGCTGGATGAGTTCGAGCGACTTCCGGGTGATGCGCGTCGGCGTGGCCACGTAGGGCAGGCCGAGGTCGGAATTGTAGAAGTCGTGAATGCGCGCGGCGCTGCCGATCGCGAGCAGATACTTTTTGGAAAAGTAACCCCAGTCCTCGAAGACCGAGTAAGCGCCCCAATGCTGCGCGCTCTCGTGATCTTCCGGCGCCGCGGCGTTGTGCGCCCACCACTGCGCGGTGCGTAGCATGCCGGGCAGCTTTTGATTGCTGATCTTCGCCGAGCAGTGGGCGCACTCGTACTTCGTCTGCTGCGCGACGGCGTCCACGTCCCAGGTCTTGGTGCGGCTGTCTTTGGCCGAACTCGGCCAGCAAAAGCGACCGGTCGCGGGCACGCCTTTGACCAGCCAGCCGCGGCCATCGGCCGCGGGTTTGCAGCCGCCGAAGAGCGTCAGGTCTTTCGCCTCTGGATATTCATCGAGCCGCATCCACCGCTCCGGATCGGCCGGCTCGGGAAAGAAGGTGAGCCGCTGCCGGCGCTGACAGCACGGTGCTTTGACGTAGCAGTAGCGCTGACTGCCAGCGGTGAAGTCGCCCCAGGTGAGACCGCTTTCCAGCGTCGGAGTGGAGTTCCCGAAAATCTTCGCGGTGCCGTCCTTGATGAACTGCTTCGCGCGAATCTTCGCGAGCAGCTTCGGCGTCGCCTCGGCCCGGTGCCGGTTCGGAATCTTGTCCTGCTCATTGATGATGAGCACGCCAGCCTGGCGTCCGCCGAGATCGCTGATGGATCCAGCCCCCACCACGCCGAGCGTGCCGCTCTTCAGGATCATCTCGAGCGCGGTCCAATGGGTGCGCGAGGGAATGCGCAGGCGGTTCGTCGCCGCGCACTCCTTGATGTGCGGCTGCAGCTCCTGCCGTGAGAAGCGGATCGCGGTCTTCCGCGTGGGGTCGATCCAGAGCGCGGGCAGGTGCGTCTCGGCGAGATTGTAGAGGATCGGGCCGATGCCAAACATCAGCGTGCCGCCGATGCGTGCGCCTTTGCACAAATCGAACTGCCGGACGCGCGGGCGATAGACGATGTCCAGGAGCGAGCCCCACTGCGGCATGAGCTGCATGTTGAGCGGGCCGGGCCGCGTGCTCCCGACCATCAGCGGGATCTCGATATTTTCCTCGTACCACTGCGAGACCGGCTTGCGATCGCGCGGGCGGAGCATGGTAGCGATCGACTCCGCGAAGACCTGGCGGGTCTTCAGCCCGAAGCGGCCGGGCTCCGCGGAAGCGCGGAAGCTGATGCGTTTGCGCTGCGCGCGGGTTTTACGTGGCACGCCACACGCGGCGTGTCAGCTTTGCCGTAACCGGACGCCCGCCGTCTTATGCTTGCGTTGTTCGCCGGAAATGTGTTTGCACGCGAAATGGCAAAACCTCTCCTCTACATCCTGCGAGCGTTCCGCGACGGTCAGCAAATCGGACGCGCAATCTCGGAAAGTCCTCTCCCCGTACCACGCCAGGGAGAACTCATCGAATTCGCCGACGATAAGTCGTCTGGCGTAGTCGAGCGGGTGAGCCAGCGGTATAAAGCCGCCCCGGATGGCTCAAGGATTCTGGAGATAAATCTCGCCGTTCGCGATCCGCGCGATGACGAGTTCACCGCCTATTAGGCTAGTCTTCCTCGTCCGCGTGCGGATCGGCCTCGAGGTACTCGCACTTCACGAGCAGACGGCGCACGGCGTCGATCTCGCTGGTGACAAACTCGCGGCGCGCGTGGATGTCGGCGAACGGCCGCGCCTTCCCGCTCTCGATCAGCCCGCGCAATTTTTTGAAGCTGATCTTCTGCTTCTCCGCGCGGGTGAGCAGCTTCAGGAGTTCGGCTTGGTCGGCCTCGTCGATGCCGCCGGCGATGCGGCCGGGCAGCGCATCGAGCGCCTGGCGGAACTTGGCCAGCATGTGACCGAGCGCGGCCTCGACGTGGGCGAGCGGCACGGTCTGACTCTTCGCTTCCTTCAGCTCGAACTTCGCCTTCTCAAGCTGATGCTGCTGCGTCTGCAGCCGGAGTTTCCGCTCGTCGATGAAGTCGCTTTCCGGGTTGTTGACTCCCCTGCCCCGGATGCCCTTCTCGTCGAGGAAAGCGATCCATCGGGCGATCTCTTTGCGGCCGTCGGCTTTGTCCTTCGGACACTGCTTGCCGAAGTTGGCCCGCGCATTGGTCAGCGTGCGCCGATCGACGTTGCAGGCGTCGGCGAGTTGCTCCCACGTCTTTGCGTAGCCGCTCGCCGGCGCGTCTCCAGTTGTCTGGCCTTCACCTTCTCCCTGGCTGCGTGCTTGCGCGAGAATGGCCTCCTCCCTGGCCGTGAGCGTCTTCCCTGAGTTCAGCTTGCGAATGATATTCGCGAGCTGCTTGGTCTGGAGTTTGGCGTGATCTTCCGACGTGACCTGCACTGCTCAAGGCGCGGGCGTCAACGCTCAACGTTCAATTTCTCCTTCGACGCCACTGGTTGTCCCTCTACTTTTTTGTTTCGATGAAAGTATACCAAGTGCATGTCGATTTCGATTCGCCTGACTCCAAGGGTGTAACGCGAACAGAGGTGTTCCGCGCTCCGTCAGAACTCGATGCGATCAAAGCCGGCGTCGAATGGGTTGGTAAGCAATTACCCGAAGGCAACGCCATTTCAGAGGTGGCGATATCGCGGTACGTTTTACCCAGCGTTGACCCAGGTGAAACCCAACTCAACTACGACTATCCTGATCAATTCTTTCACTGGGATTTTCGCTGCCTGCTGCCGCTCGACGTTTTTACCGCCGCATTTTTACAAGCGGCGCGCGGCTTGGAATCACCAGGCCAGTGAGGCTAGGAGATGGCAGTGAGCAAAGCACTCAATGCCAAACCGCGCGGCGCATGCCGGCCTTGCTCCCATCCGCGCAAGGTATCGACGTTGACGCCAAGCTTCGTCGCCGCGGTTTCCTGCGTGAGGTCTTTCGCCTTACGCCACGCTTTGAGCCGTGCGGGTATGTTGGGCGATCCAGGCATCAGTTTCCTCCTTGGTGAGAACACGACCGGCTTCGCACCAGGCGCGCAGCGTTCCCGGCGAAAGGTCGATTTCTCCGGGCCATTCGGCTTCGCCGAATTCCCCGACGGTGACTTCCGCGAACACGGCCGGGTCGGTCAGAGCCGCGCGCACGCCCCCGCGCTGCACCCACGGCAGAAGATCGAGCGCCGCAGTGAAGTGATCGTCGGCGAAGGAAACTTCGACGCGATGCCCGTCGAGAGGTGCGATGCGGGAAAGCTGTTGCAAGTAGTAGTTCATGGTCAGTTGAGGGGTGCAATCTTTTCGGGTTCGCCGCCGGTCTGGAGGGCGGTCCACGCGGCCATCAGTTCGGCCTGATGCTTCGCGGCCCACTCCATGACCATG